CAGCAAGCATACCCATATTTACCCATTTATATTCTGCTCCAAGTTTCATCCCACGTTTCTGATATTCATGATAATTTTCTGGTTTTCTCTTTGCCATGAACAAAATTGTTTTTTTTCCATAACGATTGCAAACATAAGGTAAACTAATTTGAGCATATCCAGTCGCAGGACAACATCCAAACACCCACTCTTTAACATGTTGATACTCAGGTGCATGTCCTATCATATAATCTACTGCACGTATTTTAGAACCCGCAGGAAGTATATCATCACGCACAACTGCAATTCCATCATACATAACTAATACAGGATCTGGATTAGGATCTTCCCAATCCTCAATTAATGGCAAATAATCTTCTTCTGCCGTTTCTTCAAATAACATATCACATCTCCAATTTAGGTGGGGTTTTATCAATAATAGATTCATAGCCCATACAAATTGATAAAATTCTAGCACGTTTGCTAGGACCTTTACAACCAGTCTGCAAAAACATCCTACGTTTTGCTGTTGTATAATCAATTTCAGACCAATCCATAAACTGTTCGCAACTCAAATCTACAATAGTTCCATCCGGCCACTTCACAAACCTATGCAATGTATCATAACTAGGAACATGTAATGACCATGCTGTACTATCATAGGGTGCAACATACCAATAAACAAATTCAGCAACTACATAACAATAATTCTGTGTTGGATTCTCTGGTGTCCAAATTTCTCTCATTGCTTTAGTTTTTAAATGTTTTTTCCCCATCTCTATCAAACTACGATACAAACGTTCTTTATCAACACCAGAAAATTCAAACATTTCCTGTAAAAAATCTTCAGGAACTTTCAATACCCATACCCCGACATAACACCTCTGACTGTATCAGATGCCTCAACGTCAACAACCAAATGTATTCTATCACCTTTACCATCATTTATTGCTCGATGTGGTTTTCTTACATCTATATACCAACAATCACCTTGCATCATATGTACTTCATGTTCAAGTCCATTTTTATTCCAAACTGTAAATTTCACTAACCAATTAGTCATAATAGGCCAATGAAACCGCATTAACTTTCCATCAGTAACACCAGAATCTGGATCAGTTTGATCTGTATGTCTCTCTAACGTCCCACCACCAGGAACTAATTTCATAAACCGTATTCTATGTATGGGAGTATCAACCCACTCAAGCAATTTATCTACTTCAGGAAATTGCTCACGCAAATAAGTATCCTGCATTTTAAACTCTTGATCTTTGTGTTTTTCATGCCACTTCTTGTTCATCTCCTCAGGTTTTGTAATAAAATTAGGATTATCACTATATCCTCTTAATGAAATCGCAGACCAACTGGCGCCCTTATTGTAATTACTATAATGGTTTTCAAACTCAGGTAAAAGGTCTAACTTCTTTCTTATAGATTTTACCGACTCAGGATCAACACAGAATCCACTTGCTTTTGCCATTGTATAATTTTCTTCCCGAATAATCTCAGGATGTTCACGTTCACCAAAGAATGGATTAATATTATCACGAAACCATATCCCATATATTTCTGCAAAACTAGTAAATTTTGTTCCAACACATTTATATCCAGCTGTATCTGCAATATATCTTGCTTGGACATCTTCTTGCCATATATACAACCATGTAGGAGTTGAAAATTTCAAAGCCTCTACAACATCATCTTTTTGATCCCAATCAAACTCAAGTTTTTCAACTGTACGATCCCCTTTCATTTTCTTAGCAACAACTACATCTCTAAACATTTTAATTGGAACTTCAGTCTTACTTATCTTAGTTTCAAATACATAATTGTCTGAAACAACTAAAGATTCTGCATCCAATCCTTTTGCAATTTTATCTTTTCGTTGTTCAGTAAACGGAGATTTACTATAACTATTATACCTTTCCCATCTACTCTCCATACCTTTAAGATAATCTAATTCATATCCTTTTTGCCAATCTTTCACGAAAAAAATCCCTCCAATGTAGGTACTTCATATGCAGATTTAAACACATCCACATCCTTTCCAAATGTCCAAACAGGTTCAATAAATATAGAATCATAAAATTCTTCTTTATCTTCTTCCTTTATTGTTTTCATTCTTTGCATCATACGCATTCCTATTTGTCCAAGAAAATTACAATCAGTAATTTCTTTTAAATTATCCACCATGTCATCACATATCGGATAATGCTTAGTTCTTATTTTTGGATCAATAATATTAACAAGCATATGTCCACCAGAACCTAATAATTCATATTGCTTATGCAAAACTGGGAATAAAAAATCATCTCTCCAAGATTCAAATGTAATATATCTACTCCAAGATTGTTTATCTTCATTAAGACTTCCTTCATTATATCTCTCAGTAGAAAAATAAGGAGGTGAAGAAAATGCTAAATCAATTTTCAAATCTATAGTATTCCAAGGAAAATCTTCAGCAGGCAAATTATAAATTAACACATATTTTTTACCTATAAACTCATAACTATTCTCAGTCTCATTTTCTTCATATTCTCCTCCAGATAATGCATTATGATAAAATCTACATTGCTCCTTATATACTTCAAAAGTATTTTCATTCGGATCACAACCTATATAATGTTCAGTGCTAGGTGTTGCCCAAAAACCAGCAAGTCTATCACCCCAACCACAAGACATATCAAACACTGATTTGGCATCAAACATTTCATACATAAGTTTTGCAACATTGGGTTTAAACTGTGAGGCAACATAAGATCCCAAACGAAATGCTTGGCGATAACTTTCTGTGGTAAGTGCTTGATTAACTTCAGTTAATCTAAAAATAGGAGCAATTAATTGATCAACCTTATCACCAGTCTCCCACCTTTCTACTGCACTGCGAAATCCATATGATCCACAAGACATACGATTTTTGTTTTGAAAATAATCACTAATAGAATTACAACTATTCCCCATCTGAATTAATTCCAAACCACACTCGGCAAAAGAATATTTATATTCAAATTTTTCTAAAATATCATACTCATTTTTATTCATTACCATAGATTTCATTGTAGTTCTAACAAGATTCTTAAACCTACTCCGAACTTTCTTTAATGGAATCTTCCTATAAGGAAATGGAGGTTTATACGTGAGTATATAATCGGTGAGTGCAGCCTTAACTGCATCTTTCCCATACTCTTCCAACATGCTCTGCCAATTCTTCGTATCAATCACAGGAACATCGGAATCAACTGTAAATAAATGTAATAACGATTTTATCTTTTCCATTATCTATATTATAACATATAATTGTTCATTTGTCAAGCCTAAACCACCTTTGAGAAATTTTTTATTTTCTCGAACTTAATAACATGTTCAAACTTTTCATACAAAGCATCCCCTTTATGTGAAATAATGTAAACATTAGTATTAGAACCCAATGTATGGAGTAACTTCAAAAATTCTTCTGTGCCAGTTGAATCTAAAGAACTATCAAATACCTCATCTAATATGAGTAAATTTGTATTGGCACTATTTTTCATCTTAGCAATTGCCCGCCAAGTAAAAAGCAATGCTAAATCAATCCTCATTTTCTCACCTTCGCTAAAGGAAGAATAACTAAAAACATCACGATACCTACTCTTTATTATTTCATTAAAATTCTCATCTAACTCAAAATTGAAATAAGAATCCATAGCACTCAAATGGTTATTTATGAGTTTATTCATAATAGGTAAATACTGACGAATAATCTTAGTCTTTATACCAGAATCTTTCAATAACTTTCCAGCAATCTTTAAATATTTAAGATCATCAGAAAAATCTTTCTTTTCAGTTTCTAAGCCCGTCAATTCCCTTTTCAGTTTTATTAATCTCTCATCATCTCCACTTGACTTTTCCTTTACCTTTAACAAATGTTCAATTTCATCCTGTAGTTTTATAATATATTCATTAATTCCCTGTATCTTATAATTTAACGATTGCACTTCATTATTATTTTCATCTATTTGTTGACGGACACAATCCATTTCTTTAATGTTAGATATTGTCAAATCTAATTCTTTCTGGAGATCAACCAACCCATCTTCATAACTACCTATCTTTTCACTTCTTTCTTCAACCAAAACATCTCTATATTCATCATCCAATACTTGCTCACAGGTAGGACATTCTTTCATATCAACAAAAGTTGTAACTTCCTTTTTTGTAATTTTAATATTATTATCTATTTTCTTTTTCAAATCTAATAATTGAGTTTGGTATTCCCCCTTTTCATCATAAGTAACTAAACTCTGATTATGATTCTTATTTTTCAGCTGAAAATGGTTGATTGCCTTTTGATGTCCGGCAACGGTTTCATTATTCTCTGTCATCAAAACTTTAGTCTTACTAATTTTATCCCTATTTATCTCCTCTGCTTCCAATTTGTAACCTTCAATAAGTTTTTTCTTTTCTTCTGCCAATTCCATTTTGTACAAAACTTCACGTTGAAAATTTGAATTCAAAACAATTTTATCTTTCAATATCTGATTCATTATTGAAAATATTTGAATATCTAATAAATCTTCAATAACATCCCTTCTTGCTGAAGTAGGAAGTTGCATAAAAGGTTGGAAAGAACTAGAACCCAATATGATAATTTGAGTGAAACTCTTATAATTTAATTTCAATATTTGTTTTTCAAGTTTCTCCTGATAATCTTTTGATTTTGCATCTTGATTGAGCAAAATACCATCTACATAAATTTCAAAAATCCCTGGTCTGATTCCACGACGGATGAGATATTTTTTACGTCCTATAAAAAATTCAACCTCGACAAGCAATCCAGATTCATTAATAGTGTTTACCAATTGTGGTTTATTTATTTTACGAAAAGGTTTAGAAAATAAAACAAATGTCAATGCATCCAACATAGTAGACTTTCCAGATCCATTCTCTCCGAGAACTAATGTAGTTGGATACTCATTGAGTGTAATTTCAGTAAAATAATCTCCAGTAGACAAAAAATTCTTATACCGCAATTTAGTAAAAGTTATCATTCAATCTCTACTGCTTCCAAATACAAAGTTTTCATCAAGGAATCTAATCTAGTTTTATCAACTGTTAATTCTAACCCATCAATATATTTACTCAAAATTGTCATAGTATCTTCTGCCTCGTCCAATTCTCCAGCAGTATCTAATATCTCCAAAGGATCTTCAATAATTGTTACATCGTATGGATTAAAACTGTAGAGTCTGTCTAAAAACAAATCAAATTTATAAGAATCCTCCTTTTCAACTACAATTACTTTAACATAAGAATTTTCATATTCATCATAATCTCGATTTAAATATTCATTCTCTAAATCATTATACAATATCTTATAAAAAATCTTATACGGATTAACTATAAAATTCATATCCCTAGTATCAGTATCAAATACGTAAAATCCCTTGGGATCATCAACATCACTCCACATCAACTCATAAGGAGTTCCCAAATATTGTATATGTCCATCTCCATTCTTATAGTGAAAATGTCCAGACAACACCATATCGAATTTATTAAACGTTTTCTTACTCAAACCATGTTCACACACCAAACCTCTATACATAGAATATCCAGTAACTTCTAAATGTCCCATCAACACTTGTGCAGTCGTATCATTCAACATTTCCATTGTTTTCTCTACATTTTCTGGACATATCCAAGGCACAAAAAGTATATCTAATCCATCAAAATTTTTCACAATAGGTTCTTCATAAATCCAAGGTTCCTGCACACCTTCTAATGTTGTAAATAATTCTTGTACTGCATTTATTTTATTTGTGTTTTTGTAGTACGTATCATGATTTCCAATAATAATATGAGTATCAATTCCCATATCCCCGAGCTTAAAAATAAAATCCCTGCGTACAGTATTAAGCGTAACATAATTAATATACTTTCTCCTATCTACTAAATCTCCTAAATGTATCAATGTTGTAATATCATTTTCTTCTAAATATGGAAAAAATACTTTATCATAAAATTTCATAAAATGTTCAGTAAATATCTGACTATCATTCCTTGCTCCGAAATGCGTATCAGTTATCAATGCTATTTTCATTTTTCACCTTGAGTTTGACCCTTTTACTATTTTTTCTTACAACTTTTCCCTCACTAAGAATATTTCCACTACTAAAATCTTCCAACTTACAATAATCACCACACAATTTCAATGGTTTATCATAAAATAATTGCTTAATTGTAAATTCTGCTTTACAACTTTTGCAGATATAAGTAAAGAAAGGCATTATTTTGTCTCCATAAATTTTACCAAATTATTTTTATTTTTATTTTTATTTCTACGAGTTTTCATTTTTTCTTCAAAATCAGCAACTATTGTAGAATTTTCATTCATATATATCTGCATTGCTTCCAAATTGACATTATCATGGTCTTGCAATGTTACTAAATCAGTCATATTTCCCAATTTTTCAGTGAGTTTGTGTTTAATATAAGATTGCTTTTTTTCCCTTTCAATTCTTCGCAAAAAAGCAAAGTAAATAATTTGAGTAAAATATGAAAAAGGATTTTTTGATTTTTCTGGATCAAAATTATGACAATATTGTATACAATTCTCAACTCCATCTGAAATCATTTCATCTTTATACGTATAATTAATAAAATTAGGTCTCTGGGCTAAACCTCTAGCAATACGTAAAAAACACTCTCCCAAATATTCTGTAATACGTGGTCTTTCATCAACACCAGATTGTTCATTTTCATGCAATTCTTTTTTATATTCAGACATAACAGAATATAATTGTTTATTATCAACGTAATGTTCTTTTTTCTTTTTCATTTTAAGTTTTCCTAAATCATTTTACTGTGTATATTATAACATAAAAAAAGCCATTTGTCAAGCTTATTTTGGCTTGACAAATGGCCAAAAATATGTTATACTTAGCGTGTATACGCCGAGGGGAGCTGGATATAATATTATAGATCAAAAGTCTTAATAGTATAATTAAACTTCTGTTCATTATAAATCTTTAACCTTTCAAGCATATGGTTTAACGTATAATTATTTTTAGTCCTATATGACATGTCATCCGACACATCAAAAAGATTTGCTACTGTTTTTCTATCAGTACGTCTTAATGCTCTTCCAATAGATTGTAAATTTCGTATTCTAGATTTTGATGGACTAGCAAATACAACATTATGCAAATTTTGAATATTAATGCCAGTAGAATAAGTTCCATAACTTGCAACAATAATGGAAGTTGTTTCTTTTTCTGTATTCATACGTATAACCTCTCTCTCATCAGTTGAAATACCTCCATGTATAAAACTAATAGGTTTATTAGTTTGTTCTTTCATTGTATTGTACAATATTTCTCCATGCTTTTCAACTAGCTGATAAAGGACTAATGTGTTGCCAGGTAAAGTTTCTACCATATCACAAATAAATTGATTGCGATTTTCATTCCCAACTATATAATTAATTTCTTGATGATATGTTGCAGTTTTCATTTCTTTGCAAATATTTTCTGAATGTTTTAATATTATACAATGAATTTTTAAATCAGCAAGATATTTTGCATCTATTAATTCTTTTGAAGTTGTCACTTCATATATTGGACCAAACAATCCTTCTAGTATAAATTTATGTGTTTTAGTATCATCTAGAGTGCCGGTAGTGCCTATTCTAATAGGACAATTAATTAACTTTGTCATTATAGCAGTTAATGATTTTGCTTTAAATCCATGTGCCTCATCCCCAATGATAACTCCAAAAGGTTCAAAAAAAGAATTTTTAAGACGAAATATAGATTGCCATGTTGTTATTAAATTTTTCTTGTTTATGTCTCTACTTTGTCCAGAATATAATTTATGAAAATATTTTTCTGAATCTATACCATATGATTGAAAATCTTTAAACATTTGTTCTACTAGTGAAGTCGTTGGAACAACAACTAGGGATCTCATGTCCGAAAAATATTGAATAATCATGTGTATAATTAATGATTTTCCAGATGCGGTAGGAGATAATAAAATGCATTTTTCATTCTGTATTGCATGTTCTAATGCAGATAACTGATAATCTCTTGGTTTAATAGGTAAGTTTAAATTATTGGTAAATAATTCTAAATTTTTGCAATCACGTGGAATAAATTTTTCAGGATTGACAATTTTTGTGTCGTATTTTCTCGACTTCGCAAATTTTAATGTATGTTTAAGTAGACCACCATATAATAATTTATCCCTGACTGAATATAAACGAATTTTTCCATCCCATATTTTTGAACGGTAAGACGGCATGAATCTAGCACCAGGAACTTCAAAAGTAAAATAATCACACAATTCTTGTGCTACACTGGGCTCACAATCAATTACATTGTAAACTTCGTTTATTTTTTCAACATGTAAGGTATCAGGCAATACCATTAATAAATTTTCTCCAATCAATCACATGCCTAATATAAAAACTTCGGTTAGTAATACTAGTTAATGTACGTTGAAGATAATCAACTTTTGTATCTTTATATTCAACTCTCAAATTCATATTTTCTAATTCATCATCTCCATCTAACCATGTCTCAACTTCATTTTTAAGAATTTTTAACTCGAAAGGTTTTTCTTTATAAACTTCTGGATCAGCTCTTCCAGTATAATATAATACTTTTTCTAATTTTAATTTTTTGTAGTCTTTTTTTATTCTTGCTAATTCTAACTTTGCCTCTTCATAAAATTTTAAATATTTACTATGAAGATAAGGAGTCCTTATTGCTTCCCTATCAAGTGATGTATCATCTAATTCTAAATCTTTTTTTACCAAATCATACAATTCATCTAATTCCAATATATTTTTCCTATACTGATGTTGCTAATTTCATATCGTGAAAAACAAATGATACAGTTGCCATTATTGGTTGTGCAGATACATCGGTTGACTCTAATGTAATTGGTGTTATAACAGTTGGAAATATATTATTAAATTCTATAACTTTATTTGCATTCATACTATTAGTCATTATATGTAATCTTGCATTAGAATACATTTCTTTTGCAGCGGGAGTAGTTACTGATGCAGGCAATGTAGCAAATTCTTCTCTCATGTTTGAAGGATTTGATAATTGACGCACCCATTTATATATTTCATTCCAATTTTCCATATCCTCATCAACTAAAAACATACAATCAAAAATATCAAATGATAAATTCTGTCCAGGTTGTGGAAGACTACGTAAAGGAGTTTGTAACATTGCTTCTCCCAATTGTACACCAGGCAACATAACATTTTGGCACCAGTATGAAACTAATGGGAGTCTATCAATATCAAATTTATATGCAGTAGGACTCAATAAATTATAGTTTGACGGTAAATTTTGCATAGTTATACCTCCTGTGCATATATTTATAAGCTAAAATAGGGGGCGTCGTGAGATACGCCCCCTTATTAATATTAATCAATTACGGTATTCCGAAATTGAAGATTTGTTTAAAGTTTATTATATCCCAGTAACTCTAACTGTTCTATAATATACGTTTTCTCCAACAGCCAAATTATTATCAGTGTCACCACCAAACGGATTAGACAAAATACCATATCGGGTTTTAAATCCGATTTTTGGTTGGAATGTATCTTGACCAACAGTCTTAACCATTTGCAATGGGACGTATGGACAATAAAACAAACCAGCATCGTAAGGTGAACTACCTTTATAACCAATAGTTAGATAATTTTCAGTTGCGGCATTAGCATATGTTACACCACGAGCAGAATTAATTCCTGCTTCAGTACCATCGCCACCAGCAAAATAAGGATCAACATATACTTTAAATTGACCATTCAACGTACCGACGTATGAATTTCCGACAATACCATCTTGACCAACCAAAGCACCGTTACCCAAATTATGATTTGCATCCAAAAGACCAGTTAACGACAAAGCGGCAATTGCATTGGCAGAACCAATTATAATATTGCCACGACCTCGACGAGTATCAATTGCGATACCATTTGCATCTTTTTCTAGTTGGAAGAACAAACCTTTATACTTCTCGACTGACCAACGACCATCACCATCAGCAACGTCCCATGTACCAGGAGCTGTAGTACCAGCGGCGCCTGCTTTAGCAACACGGTTAACCACATGTACAACTTCTCGATTAATTTCAGCAAGAATTTCAGTTGACAAAATATTTGCCAGTTCTTGCTCGGCATCTAGACCATGAATTGCTTTAAGGTCTTGTGCCAATTCAGTCGTGTATTCGGCCTTGAGGGCACG